AGTGTAAGCGGAAATAATCTTATTGGAACAGCAGCAACATATAGCGAATATGCGGCTGGATTTGCGTTTGATTGTGATGATACTTATGTTTATAATGGAATATTAAGTGGGGGTACTGGAGGAATATGCAGACATAAACAAACAGACTTGACAGATGTAAAATTTTTTCCATTAGCAGGAAGCATTGATAAAATGATTAAAACATTTAATAGAGATGAAGTTTGGTATTTTGCAGCAGCATCAACTTATGGATATGCAATTTATGATTCGGATGTAAATTTAGTATGTAATTTAAGTTCATTGCTTAGTCCGTATACTGCACGTTCTATTTCTGTTTCTCCAAATGGAAATTATGCTGGGATAACTAAATTTTATTCTGGAGACCCACCAAAATTTCAAGTTGTAGATATTTCTAATTTTGCAAGTCCATCACTTATTATTTCTTTAAATAAACAATATATAGGTTCTCTTTTTTTAGAAGAAGACTTTTTTATTTGGAATACTGTAAATACTAGTGGCAATTATGGCTATGATGGACGAATAATGTTTTCAGATTATGATATGTCAAATTTAAAAATGTATCCAGGTGTTTATAGAAATCTTTTATATACATCACAGATTATAAAAAATAATGGGTTCTATTATCTATTATTTTCAAGTGCAGACACAAATGTGGGAACACATATTAAAAAATTTAAAATAACTTAATATTTATATGAAACTATGAAAAAGAATGTTTTTATTTATTCTTTATCTGACCCAATAACTGAACAAATTAGATACATTGGTAAAACAAATAATATAAAAAAAAGATATAATAAACATATTAATGAAAGCAAGAAAAATACAAAATCACATAAAAAAGCGTGGATAAATAGTCTTATAAATAAAAGTTTATTTCCAACAATTCAAGTAATTGACATTGTGCTAGAAAAAGAATGGAAGTTTTGGGAAATTTATTGGATAAATCAAATGAAATCTTGGGGATTTAAATTGACCAATGAAATGAATGGCGGAGAAGGTGTTAATGTTGGAAATATTCCTTGGAATAAAGGAATAAAAGGTAGTATTAAAGCAAATAGAACTAGTTTTAAAAAAGGTAGTATGATAGGAGAAAAAACTAGAATTAAAAAGGGACAAAGATTAAGTATTAAAACCGAATTTAAAAAAGGAGGTATTCCTTGGAATAGAAAAAAAATTCAGCAATTTGATTTAAATGGAAATTTTATAAAAACATGGAATAGTATTATAGATGCCGCTAATAGTATAGGCGTAACATATGGAGCTATTTCAAATTGTTTAAAAAGGAAAACAAACAAATGCAAAGGATTTATATGGAAAATAAAATAACAAAACAAATTAAAATATGGAAAATAAAAAAATAAGAGCAATTTGCTTAAGTGGTGGAGGTTGTAAAGGTGCCTGGGCGGGTGGATTAATCCAACAAATGATTGAAGAACGTGGTTATGACTGGGATATGTATTTTGGTACATCAACTGGTTCACTACTTATTACATTGGCACCATTAAAAAAAATGAATGAATTGAAAGATGCATATACAACTGTTGATAACAAAAGTATATTTTCAGTAGACCCCTTTACTAAAAAAGGAAAAATAAATTGGTTAAATGCTGTTTGGAGAACTATAAGAGGTAAAGATTCTTTGGGAGAATCTGATAATCTTGAGAAAAAGATTAGAGGTTTTTTTACAATTGAAGACTATAATAAAATAATAGCTTTGGGTAAAAAGACCTTTCCGTGTGCTACTGAGTACATGTATGGAAAAGATGTTTATGTATGTAACATGGATACTGATTATGATAAGTATGTAAAGTATACCAGAGCGTCTACAAGTGTTCCTGTTGCAATGAATTTAATACCTATAGATAATAATTTTCTTCTTGATGGGGGAGTGACTCAACATGTTCCTATTCAGAAAGCAATTGATGAAGGTGCGGATGAGATAGATATAATAATTTTGAGAAAAGAAGACATATATGACGATGAACCTTGGATTCCAGCAAATAAAAATTGGTTTGATGTGCTATTGAGAACTACTGATATTATGGAATCTCAGATTTCAAAACAAAATGTTATAGTAGGACAATTGCAGGCCAAAGACAAAGATGTAAAACTGCGTTTCAGATATACTCCTTATAAATTGACCAATAACTCTTTGATGTTTGATGAAGAACAGATGTTAAAGTGGTGGGCTGAAGGATATGAATATGGGAGAAAAGACGGAATGTCAAATAAGATAATTTTGAAAAAAACGTAATAATTTTTTCACTTTTTAACCTTCTGTAAACCGCATGAAAACAGGTGTTTTCAGCGGTTTTTTAAAATAATTTCTTGCATTTTTATTTTTTCTCTCTATTTATATAAAAAACGTAAATGACTTTAACAGAGCTACAAGATGAATATTTGAAGTGTGCAACAAACCCAGCGTATTTTCTTAATAACTATGGATATGTGTTTGATGCACGTAAACAGCGTGTCGAAAAAATGAAATGCTTTGAATATCAAGAAGATTGTGTTTATAAATTTCATAAGCATAGAAATAATGTTGTATTGAAGAGTAGGCAATGTTTACCAGAAGGGACATTTGTTGACACACCTAAAGGACCAAAGGCTATTCAAGAATTTAAAAAAGGAGATGAATTATATTCTTTTAATTTAGAAACAAAAGAATTAGAAATAGATTATATTGCTGATGCTTGGTGTAGTGGAGAGAGACAATGCGTAAATATAGTTACACATGACAATAAAACAATTGAATCTGGAGAAATTCATCCGTTTTATGTAATTGATAAAGGATGGGTTTCTGCTGCAAATCTTAAAACTGGAGATAAGATTTTAAGCAAAGAAAATAAAGGTTCAATTGTAAAAGAAATAATAATAACAAATAAAAAAGTGTGTTATGATATATCAGTTGAAAAAAATGAAAATTTTTTTGTTGATGGATTACTGGCACATAATACTGGTCTTTCAGTTATTACTGCAGGCTACGTGGCCTGGAGACTAATGTTTAGAAAGGATGAAAAAATATTAATCATTGCTAATGATGGTGATGGAGCAATTAGGTTCTTATCAACAGTAAAACAGTTTATAAACTATACACCAAAATGGTTGAAGCCTGGAGATGGAGAAACTGTAATTTGTAATCAAAAATATATAAGTTTAAAAAATGGTTCTTATGCTCAAGCAAAAGCAAGTAGTCCCGAAGCTGGTCGTGGAGATTCTCTTACTCTGCTTGTGCTTGATGAAACTGCTTTTATTGAAAACGCAGACACAATTTGGATGGCTGCTGGTTTAGCTCTTTCTCAGACACAGGGAAAGTGTATAATGATTTCCTGCGTTCCAGAAGATACTTATGTTTTTACGAATAATGGGATAAAACAAATAAAAGACTTTATAAAAAAAGATATTAATGGGGCATATGATATTGAGAAATATGAAATTTTAGGAAGAGACAAATTAAGAAGTGGAAACATTTTTTTTAACAACGGAATTCATGAAACAAAAAAGTTGAGTACAACAAGTTCTTTTATAGAAGGTACTTTAAAACATAAAGTTTGGGCTTGTAAAAATGGAGTTTTTGATTGGTTTAAATTGGAAGATTTAGAAGTAAATGATTATTTGTCTATTCAATATGGAAATGAATTATGGGGAAATAAAGATGATATTATAGATTTTAATAGCCAAGATAGTGGGAAATGTTTAAATAAGTTTAATCCGAAAAAAATAACAAAAGAAATAGCATATTTTTTAGGATTATTTATAGCAGAAGGAAGTTCTTACAAAGTTTTTAAGGGCAAAAAATTAATTGGAGGAAATGTAACAATAACTTGTGGAGATGATGTTTCTGATGCTATAACAAATGTAGGTTTGAAATATTATTTAAATAAGGATGGTTTACATTATAATATAGGGTGTAAACAATTGATTCTTTTTTTAGAATATTTAGGGTTTGATTTAAACAAAAAAGCAAAAGAGAAAGAAATTCCACAACGTTTGCTTGAAATGTCAAGAGAGAATGTTATTTATATGTTGAGAGGAATTTTTGACGGAGATGGATATTCAAGAAAAGATAAAGGATATGTGGGGATTAGTTTAAATTCTAAAAAATTAGTAGAGCAAATTAGGATGCTTTTGTTAAACTTTGGAATACTGACAGATTATTATGAGGTTTGGACAAAACCAACCGAAAGGGTTAAAAAAAGAACATTAAATTATAGAATTTCCTGCAATGGAAAAAATTCTAGTGTTTTTTATGAAAAAATAGGATTTTCTTTTGAAAGAAAAATGAATAATAAAAATGTTTTAATTAATTATTATAATCCTTTGGTTAAAGACAGGAATGATATAATTCCATATGGGACGCAAATATTAAAAGATATAATAAAAGAATCTGGATATAATACATATAGTTTGTTAAAAGAATTTAAAATTAATGTTAACGGACAAATAAATTCTAAGAAAAAAAACGAAGATAATATAAGCAGAAGTCTTCTATTGAATGTTTTTGAAACAGTAAAACAAAAACTTTCTAAAGATACTATATTAAATGTAGAAAAAATGTTAAGCTCTAATTTAAAATGGAATAAAATCAATAAAATTGAATATTCAAAAAAAGAGACGTATGATTTTTCTTTGCCAGAAAACAAAGAAGATTTCTGGTGCCACTCTGTTTTATACAATGGAATTTTGGGACATCAAACACCAAACGGAACGTCTAATCTTTATCATTCTGTTTGGACAGAAGCCGACAAAAAGACTACAAACTTTGACACAGATGATTTCATTCCAACAAGGGTGCATTGGATACAAAATCCATATTGTTCAGAAAATCTTGAACTGAAAGAAGATGAAGGCGGAGAAAAAACATATTGGAGTCCATGGTATGAGAGTGAATGTAAAAGAATGCAATATGATAAAGTTAAAATTGCACAAGAGTTGGACTTGTCTTTTGAAGGGTCAAAGCATTTGGCAATAGAAAACGAAATTATTAATAAATATGAAAAACGTTTGCTTCTCGAAGAATATAAATTGATTGATAAAAACAAAACTTATTATGACTATAAAAATAAGCTAAGACAAAGATTTGTAAATTATGAAACTTCTTTTTATGTTTTTAAGAAACCAATTGAAGGACATAAGTACATAATAGGGTCCGACGTGGCTCGTGGCGATGGGTCTGACTATTCTACAATCGAAGTTATTGATATAGACACGTTAGAAGTTGTTGCAGAATATAGGGATAAAATAGCTCCCGATTTACTTGCTCATGTTTTATACAACATTGGAATGGATTATTTCAATGCATATATTGTTGTTGAATGTAATAATCATGGGTTAGCAACTGCATTTGACCTTAATAGAAAAATGGATTATGGAAGAATGTATTTCTCAAAAAACATTCAAGAAATTTATGTTAGACCATATGATTATAAAGTTAATGAAAACGAAATAATTCCAGGTTTTCAGACTACAAAAAAGACAAGACCACTAATTGTAAATAATTTAAGAACTCATTTAAGAGAAGGAACGTTAAAAATATACTCCAAACGTTTAATGAGTGAGTTTAGGACTTTTATTCAGAATGGTGAAAGACCAGAAGCAGAAAGAGGAAAAAATGATGACTTAATTTTTGCTTTAGCTATAGGATTGTTTATTAGAGATACTGAATATCAAAATGCAGTAGCAACAAAAGAAATGTACAGAGGAATGCTTGATGCAATTGGATATGTTGCTAAAACAATAGATGGACAAGACTTTTCTTCAAATCCAAATGACCCAAGTATTTCAGATGTCCCACCAGATGCGGGAGGAATATTTTTTAATGATTTTTCCAACAATAGAGACAATGGAGTTGATGATAGAGATGATGTTGGGTGGTTATTAGCTCCATTGCCTAAAAAGACTTGATTTTAAAACAAAACTTACTATATTTAATTAAAATAAAAAACAATGCCAGACGAAAAGAAAAAAAGAGTGACGGTATTCGGAGGAGTACTTGATGCTATAAATACAAATAGAAGGAAAAAAGACACAATTAATCCACAAGCCCCAGGGATGGGGGTGACGCAATCTATGCCTGCACTTGACCCCAAACAAGGGGTTGAAGGCATGCAGCAGCAGTTTTTAGATTGGCAAGTAACAAAAATTGCTCACGACCTTTATACAAGAACTGTTTATTATGATACAGATAGGATTAGCGCATATCAGGATTTTAGAGCTATGGATGGAACACCAGAAATAGCTGCAGCACTCAATATAATCAGAGATGAGTGTCTTACGAGAAGTGAAAAAGGAAATATTCTTGAAGTTTATTCTGAAGACAAAAGAGTAAAGCAAGTTTTAAATGATTTATTCAAAAATGTTTTAAATGTTGACTTTAATTTGAGATTGTGGATTAGAGATTTGGTAAAGTATGGAGATTTCTTTGTGCTTTTACAAATTGATAAAGAAGTTGGGATATATGATTTTATGGCCCTTCCAATGGAAGAAGTTCATAGAGAAGAAGGCTATGACGGAAGAACAAGTTCAACAAGATTTAGATGGGAAACCACTGGAGATTATTTTGAAGAATGGCAGATTGCTCATTTTAGATTACTAGAAGATAGCAGAAAACTTCCTTATGGACGTTCAATTCTTGATTCAAGTAGAAAACTTTGGAAACAATTACAGCTTGCAGAAGATGCAATGCTTGTATATCGTATAACAAGAGCCCCTGAAAGAAGGGTGTTTTACATCGAAGTTGGAAATTTACCAGATGCAGATGTAAAACAATACATGGGTAAAGTTCAAAATCAGATTAGAAAACAACCAATTGTTGATGTTAGAACTGGAAATATGACTCAGAAATATGACCCAGAGAATGTAACTGAGGATTATTGGATTCCAATCAGAGGAGATAAATCTTCAAAAATTGAAACTTTGCCAGGTGCAGCAAATTTGGGAGATATTCATGATATTGAATATTTACAAAACAAATTGTTTGCAGCACTTCAAGTTCCTAAAACATATTTGAATTTCGCAGAATCAATGCCAGGAGGAAGTACTCTTTCACAAGCAGACATTAGATTCTCAAGAACAATCAACTCAATTCAAGAAGCTATTTTGCTTGAACTTAGAAGAATTGCAAATGTTCATTTGTACTTTTTAGGTTTTGAAGACGATTTGGATAATTTTCATCTTACATTAACAAACCCTTCAACGCAGCAAGAGTTGTTAAAACTTGAAACTATGAAGGCTCGATTGGAAGTTTTCAAAGAATTCTTTAATACTGAGGCTACAGCTCCAGCTTCTTATACTTGGGCTATGGAAAATGTTTTAGGTTTTTCAAAATCAGATATAAAACTCATGTTGAAGCAGAAAAAAGTTGAAAAGAAAATTTTTGCAGAAATTGACAGTGCTGTTGAAACATATAAGAAAATTGGATTATTTGATGAATTGGATGACAGGTACGAAGACCCAGAAGCTGCAGCTGCTATGGCTGCTGGTGGTGGTGGTGCTCCAGGTGAAGAAGGAGGTGGCGGCGACCTTGGCGGTGGCGGCGGAGGCGGTGGCCTTGGTGGTTTCGGTGGTGGTGGTTTAGACTTTGGTGCTGGTGCACCAATGGGTGGAGAAGAAGCTGGTGCTGCTCCCGAAGGTGGAGAAGAAGCTGGTGCTGCCCCCGAAGGTGGAGAAGAAGAAGCTCCTCCAATAGCCGAAGGTAAAGTTGCAAGAATAATGAAAAAATCCGACAAAAGGATGAATGGTCTTATTAATGAGCTTTTAGGTCCAGATGAAGAAATTATTTCTCTCATGAAGGAAAACGCAAAAAAAGAAGACAACATTCTTGTTAAGAAAAACAAATCAATGAGTATTAAGACCAAAAGTTTATTAGAGTCTATTGATAAAACATTGAATAGCGTTGATGTTGAAAGTATTCAAAAGGGTGTTATAACTGAGGATGCGGAATTGTCTGGAAAAACTATAGACACTTTGTTTGAGAGTAATGAAAGAAATAATCAGAAAACAAAAGAAATATTTGATAATTTAGATAAAATAACGAATTCTGAAGAATAGTGGATTTTTATAACATAATAAATGATTGGGAAAAATGTAAAAATTTAACAGTTGAATTGGAGAAGGATGTTGGTAAATTTTTACAGCATCCTATCTCCAAAAAACTTTGTATTATTGCAAGAAAGAAATCAAAAGACATTGAAAGGTTGGGAAAAAAAATAAAAAAAAACATTGTCAGACAAAGACAGGATTATAAAAGTGAT